CTTTGATGATTCTAATTGAGTAGAACCTTGCGCAACTTGAGTTCCTGTTGAACTTTGAACAGGAGTCATTGGTGGAGCCGCCGCTGCAGCGCTACCTGATGGAGCTACTGAACCAGCTGCTGCAGCGACCATAGGCTGCTCTTGTTTTGGAGCAGGACCACCAGTAGCATCACCACCAACTTTAACATCTTGACCTTTGGCGACCATTGATGGATCTTCAGTTGTTTCTCCACCAGGAGGAGTTTGAGTTGCTTGAAGTGATGATGCGTCCTTGCTGTATGATGCAAATAGAGATTCTCTATGCGACAATCCAATTGAACCGCCATTGATTGCTTTAGTTACTTTGGCAGTATTTTCAGCAGATATACCTTTATCCATGACATTCTTTTTATAGAATGCTGCAGCAATGTCAGCAGCAGTTGATAAATTGCCAGCCAAATCTGGGTTGCTCACCAGATCAATTCCAGCCATTTGACCAAATCTTTTATAATTGTCTTTACCAGTTAATTGGATTAATCCACGACCGCGATATTTGTAACCATCGCCAGATTCTGGTGGACCATTACCCATACGATTTGCATAAACTCTATTTGCAATCGCGATTGGTGAATATGCATCAGCCTCAGCTTGTGCTGGATCTTTGTAATATTTTGGGAATATCTCAAGTAATCTTTTTGCAGAGTAGCGAAGATTTTCCTCAACTGTTTTGAAACCACCAGATTCATGATCAAGCTGCGCCATGAATTGCGCAAGGTGAGCACCAGTGATACCTGCTTTTGCTGCAGCTGCTAATGCTGCGTTTTTACCCTCACTTGAACTTATCTTTCCTCGTTGGGCTGCAGCCACACCCAATCTTCTTGGTGGACCACTTGGTGCTGGTGCTGATGGTGCTGCTGCACCACCAGCAGAAGCTGGTGCTTCAGTCGCAACAGTAGTTGCTGTTGATACAGCAGACGCTCCAGGTAATGCTCCAGGCGTTGAAGTTGTAACTGGCTTTGGTGTCGCCATTGGAGGGGAAGTTGACGCAGGTGGTTTAATTGATGGTGATTTAGTTGGTAATGGCTTTACTGCTTTACCCCAATTTTTTGGAGGGTTCTTTAAAAGTTCTTTTACACCATCTAATAATTGTTTAGGGACTTGATTCAATTTCGCCTTTCCAATATGAACACTATATGCCCAATTTGAAATCAATCTTTGTTCATCTGGATTATATCCAGCAAGGAATCTAGAGGCTGCTTGCGAATCAACGAGTCCAAATGTTAATCCAGAAATCGCACTACCTGCACCAGCAGCAATTTTTTGTCCAGTTGTTGCTTTCTCGCCTTGTTTTAATCCTAATGTTTCTTCGGCGTTTGTTGCACCTTGATAGGCGTCATATGCTGCCATACCAACAGCCAATGGTGCAGCGACTTTTCCGAGAACTCTAGCAGTACCGCCAAGCACTTTACCAACTTTAGAAAATCCTCCTGGTGGTTTTTTGCCAGGTGGAGTTTTTCCTGGAGTTTTTCCTGGTGTTGTTTTGCCAGGTGTTCTTCTTCTATTTGGCAAATCTGGCAAACCACCTAATGCAGACTTTGCTATGAGTAGGTTAAGTTTATCATGGACAGAAAGTAGACCAAGCGTTGGCGTCACACCATTCAACGAGAGCATCATTGCACTGGTGTCTTTTTTGATCTTATCTACTAATTCTAATTTTGAATCTAAAGATTCGCGAAGTTTGATTAGTGGATCCTCATCAGCACCAATTGCTGCGGTGAGCGCCGCCGTGCGAGCTGCAGCTCCACCAGTAGTTGCTTCTTTTGAAGAGACAAGTTTACCCTCAGCATTTTTATATCGCCCACCACCAGACATACGAGGATCAAAGGTGTAACCAGATTTGAGTGAAGGTTTTGTTAAAGCCTTTTCAATGTTCCTAACAATTTTCTGCGTTTCAATGACCTTGCGCAGAATTAATGATAATGGTTTTGCAAGTTTACCGACTCCACCACCTGCACCACGCTCACCCTTTTCTTTTTTATCTAATCCAAATTTTGCTCTGGCTTCTTTAATCTTTTCTGGAGATTCCATTTTCTCCAGACCAAGATTTTTAAACATATCACCCAAATCTCTTCCGAGTAGACCCTCAAAAAAGGCTTGACGTTTCCCCAACGTCCCTCTAGTTGCGATAGAGTATTCTTTTGAGACTTGTTGTCTTGCTTTAGCAGAAGCGTATGCGCCACTAATTAATCCCTTTCCTTCTCTCGCCTTGGCAGCTTCTGTAGATGCAACTTTCTCAAATGCATCTTCACTTCCTCTACTCATTCTTTTGTTGAGGTCTGTGAGGATTCCTCTTTTGAGTTTGTCTAAATCTAGTTTATCTGCCATTTACTTTATCTTCTGCGTTGTAACTCTAACATCTTCATCTTATCATTCTGCTCTTTTATAAAATCTTGCAGCATCGTAACATAAATCTGTTTTTCCCACGGTATCAGATTCTCCAATTCAGTCAAAGAGTATTTGTGATGTTGCATCAATGAAAAATTTGTTGTATAGTAATTCTTCAAGTTATCATAGCCAAATATTAGTCGAAAAAACTTAGGATGCCCTCCACGTTCACATTATGCGCATATCCACATTTACCGCAAGTAAGTTCTTGTTCTAAAACGACTCTTGGGCTTGTCAAGAAAAACTGTTTGATACTCTGAACTTGATCAATAGTTAAGTTGTCAAAGAATGTCATCAATTCTTCTTTTGTTACAGCTTTCTTTTCATAAATCTGATCTTCATCATAGATGTAATCTAGATATTCAGCAATAACTTCGTACCCACCATCCTCAAACTTATCATTTAATGCTGCTTCAGGAATTGTTATTGATGGATAATTAAATTTAAGTCCAACATTTTCTGTAAGTTTGACAATATTCGAATGACCTTCAGTCTCAGCATATTTGATATTCTTTAAGAGAAGATCAAATTCGGTTTTATGACCACATGGCTGATCTTCAACGATATTGTTGCATGTATAAACCATCTGTGCGCTTTCACCCACAGAGTTAATTCTTAGATGTAGAAAAAACATTTCAACATCAAAGGTTGGTAGATTATCCACATCAATTTTATCTAAACAACAATTGTTAATAATTTGCTTAATCGTTGATGTGATTTCTTTTAGATCATCCGATTCTTTTGCCATCAAAAGAAGTTTTTCTTCTTTGACGAGAAACGGGCGATATCGAATTTTCTTATCTAATGATCTCAAATATACTTCATGTATAGGATGTTCAATTTTTGGTAAAGGCATAATTTACTCCATATTTCAAATCAGCTGCGTGGACCAATTAGATCCAATCTTACATTTTGCGGAATTGTGGTTGATCTACCGTCAGTCACAGGCGGCGTAGAACCAGAAGCAGAGGAAGTTCTCGTGATTTGAGTTGGCGCACCAGTTAAATTTGGTCGCATTGATTGCTCTAAATCACCAGTCGACCAATACTCATATCTAAACGTTACAGCCAATCGATGAATACCATCATCAGCCCAGTTCATGTTCATCGGAGCGATTACAGTCGGAAATGCTTCAAAAAAGGCAACCTTATAAATTACAGGGGCTGTATTGCCATCTTGATTTGCAACTTCTGAGTATTGATTGATTTCAATCTTCGGAGAGGTGTAAGTGTCTTTGTAATTTGGGTTATAGTTGTTGATTGGCACAACCAAATTCATCCAACGATCGAATAATTTCTTCTCCCAGAAATCACCAGCGCAAACAAAGGTTAAAGTTAAATCGCCAAAATTAGGAAACGACGCTACAGGATTTGCAACACCATAGTAGCGAGCATCAACAGTGTTGACTGTATAACCAGGAAGTTCTGTCGATTCGCATTGAAATCTTAAATCTGTCGCGCTTAATCCCAACCCTGATGGAGCAACAACAAAAACATCAAACTTCGACGTTTTTGCAAAATCGTTGTGTTTACCAAAGTGATCTCTAAATTGATTAACGCTAAATGCCATTATTTGTTATACACCATCTTTTGAACTGGGAGAAAAATTGCAGTTTCCCAATGATTCGGTTCCACATAGACCAACGATGATAATATATGAGTGAACAGATATCGTTTGATACATGGCTCTATAAGTTTGTAACGACGAGATTTAGACAACAAATCGTATGACAGTCTGAATTTAGTCGTATCGTCATATTTATCGTTGTTTATAAAATCCTGTAAACGATCTAAAAGCGCCAGACGAGAGTATGGATCTAGATAGTGGAGATTGAGACCCAGAAATCCATCGGAATATATTTCCATTGGAATTACGAGGGGGAACTTATCCCAAACAGGAAGTGTTTCCTTATACTTCGGGTCGTAATGGTAGAAGTACATGCGACCAACGAATGCTCTTGGAGAGATTCTTCGAGCATCATTCAGAATATTGGATCGGTTATATGGAAGGCGAAGGGTTTGAATTTTGCTGGCTAACCACGCACGAGCCTCTCCTGATCGAGGAGTGAGTCCCGCAAGTCTTAATTCGCTAGAAACTTTGTCGAATAGTGATGGCATTAGATTCCTAAATCTTCCTCTGTGATAACTTTAAATTGCCAATTTCTGTCTTTACAATATTCTATGGCGGCTTTCCATTTAGCCTCATTCACGCCCCAAGTAACAACTTCAGAAAGATATCTTCGAGTAATTTTACTCTTCTTGACTGGGGGATGAGACTGACTTTTCGGTTTAACTTCAAGAATCATCGCTTCTAAAAGACCTTGTCTATTCTTAACTCTAACAAAAAAGTCTGGAAAATAACGATGCCAACGATTGTCTACAGGCGATAAATATGGAATAACGATTTCTTCGTTAGACCATTCAACTACACTCGGATTCGAATCTAAATGTACCATGACTCGGCGCTCCCAGAGTGAACGATACCATATGTTCGTGGGATCACCTAAATATTTATTGGTATTTTTAGGACTAAATTTGCCACTGTATGCCATCTCTTATTTATAGGAACCTTTAATGGCTCAATCTCCGATAAGTCAAGTAACTGTATCAAAGCCAAATGCAGCTACTCCATCACCAACCAGTGGAAATCAAAGACCAACAACTGGTCCGCAAAGTAAAACTGAAAGCACTCCATTCGAATTTAATGATTTAAGATTTCCATTGAATATTGGTACT